AGATACGCTTACCAGCTTATCTATATCGTTGAGCCTACTTTCAATGAAACCAAATGTCGTAACGTTCTATTTCTACTTTCAAATATGAGTAGAAAATTTGAATACCAACGCATGTGGATGGATTTCGAACCAGAATACCGAGATGTTAGATGCTTCATTCTAGTTAAAAATGGCATTTACGACAAGCGTAAAAAGAAACTACTGTCGTTTGATTATAAGTTTATCAACTTCAGTACCATCGAGACAGAATTAGTAGTGGATGCACCAAAACCAACTATAGACGGTTGGAATGTGGATGATTGGTTGCTTGACCTCATGAGTGGTGACAGTGAACTCGTTGAACTGTTATGGCAAGTCATTGCAGCGTCATTAAACGGAAACCACTCTTACCGAAAATCAATCTGGTTGGTCGGTAATGGTAACGATGGTAAGGGTACATTTCAACAGTTAATTAGTAATCTGGTTGGACTTAAAAATGTAGCGCCATTGAAACTCAACCAATTCTCAGAGCGTTTCGGTCTTGCCATCATCGAGGGTAAGACCGTAATCATCGGTGATGATGTCCAAGCTGGTATCTACGTTGATGAATCTTCTAACTTTAACTCGGTCGTAACGGGTGAGCCGGTATCAATTGAAAAAAAAGGCGAGAATCCATATCTGGCACAGTTTAAGAAAACGGTTATCCAATCTACCAACGCTATGCCGGTATTTAAGAATAAGTCAAACGGGACTTATAGGCGTATTGTTATCATCCCATTCAAAAAAACATTTGGGATCAAGGATGATAACTGGGCAATCAAGGACGATTATATTAATCGTAAAGAAGTTTTGGAGTATGTGCTTTGGAAAGCTATTAATTTAGACTTTGACCGCTTCAGCGAGCCAAAAGCTACACAAGAACGCATGCAAGAGTTCAAAGAGGAAAATAACACAGTTTATAAATTCCTTAATGAATACTTGTCTGATGTTGTTTCTACTCGCATTCCAGTTAGATTCTTATGGGATGTGTACCGCTCATGGTGTCACGAGGGAAATCACACTATTCCTAAAAAATCTAATTTTGAAAAAGAAATGGCGCAGAATTTGCCGGTCGGTTGGGAAAAGAATAAATTAAGACCGCTTGACCACTTTAACCCAACCGAAGACAAACCAGATTATTGGCATGACTTTAATTTTAGTTGGGATGCCGAAAAAGATGGCAAAAAAACGGCTGCAATCATAATCAAGACACCGTGATACCGGTCGACACCGATAGTGGTGTCCTCGCAAACCCTTGATACTAAAGCAATTAAGACACCTTGGACACTATGTTACTACTTTTATAAATATTTAAAATAAATAAATAAATAAATATATATATAGAGAGAGACCCTAAAAACTAGGTGTCTGGGTGTCAAAATCGGCTCAAACCCCTTATTTTACAAGGGTTTGCGAGGATACCACTACAAGTGTCACAGTGAGTGTCGCGGTATCCAATTAGGAGAAATATGACCACAGAATCATCGATTCAAAATCAAATCCGGGTGGAATTATCAAAAGCTGGCTATATGGTATTTCGAATTAACGTTGGTAAGGTCAGAATGGCTGACGGGCGTTGGTTCGATACTGGAGCACCGAAAGGGTTTTGTGATCTATTCGGTTTTAGACCAGACGGACAGATATTTTTCATCGAAGTAAAAAATGAAAAAGGTCGTGTGAGAGACGACCAACGGAAGTTTATGGATGCCATGAAAAAACGAGGGGCACTCGTTGGAGTGGCGAGAAATGTTAAGGAAGCTATGGATATAGTTAATGAGAAATAAATATATAGATAGGCTCGTCGGTATCTACGCTCCGGGAAAATATGACCATACCAGTGTATTGGGTCAAACACAAGAATTCTCGAAGTGGTTCTGGGCTAATCACGAAGATATGGAATTTATCAGTGCCAAGCTAGGTATCGACATCAAGAAGCTCAATCGGATTTTGACACTGGAACAATTACCGGATGAAGATTTGTTAAAAGGAATGGTGAAATTATGCAACGAAAAGTGAAATTCTTTAGCAAACTATATAACATTGACACGCTTAGATGTGAAGTTGGTTGCAGACTGGGAAAATGATGGTGACTATGTGAAGTACACTGCCACAGTAATCTATACAGATAGAACAGAGGAATGATATGAAATATAAAGTTATCGTCTATTACGACGACATGGAAGACAGTGAGCATGTCTTCAGTAATAAGAATGATGCGATTAATGAATTACACCGTCTAAGAGGTGTGAAATATCGCAATGCTAGGAAGTACAAAGTAGAAATGGTGGAAGTGAATGGATAGACAAGAACAAGTACAGAATTTAGCAAAGATAGCACGAATCTCGGTATCATACGCAGAAGACCTATATGACTCATTCTTCCCTAAACCAGTAGTTCCGCAATTCGTGGCGGATTGGTATGAGGAACACAAAGATGAATTTTACTTAAATTTACATTATTTAGCTTGGGAATTAATCGAAAATCTGGATGAAAATGTTTTTTTAGATTTAAAACCCTCAGAACTGGATTTCAGACGTTGGTATCACAAAAACAAAACTGCTTTTCAAACCCTCGTCAACATGCACCAATTTGGCTATGAGGTGGAGGTGGAGAAAGAGCCTAGATACACGGTTAAAATGAAAGGTATTGGCGGATACAGTAAATACCTCAATCGAGATACAAGCACTCAAAAATGGCTTTTTGCATCGAAAACAGAGCTTGAAAGATTTCGAGCACACCACACCCGCAAAGAGCTAGAAGCGAACGGTTTCGGCTGGGTATTTGACTGTCCAGGCGTTGAAGTGAAAGAGGTGGAATAGATGAATTTATTAGAATTAAAAAAAGCAGAAGAAATTAGACAACAGATTGAAGAATTGGAAAAATTCATCAACTATAAACCGTCACCTCTTGACAAGCTTTTTATTATAAAACAAGAGCCAAAAATCAGCCTGGCAATTAAAACGAGATTCTTTTTTGATGAAAAAACTATGGTAGTAACATCGGATTTTTTATCAGACGCAATCAATGACGCATTAAAACAAACGGTCAAAAAATTAAAAACACAATTAGTAGATTTAGGCGTTGAAATCGAGGAGGTGGAGTGATGAGTAAAAAACTACTAAAAAAAGAGCATTTAAAAAATCTTTCGCACGATGATCTTATAAGACTCGGTGCGGCAACAATAGTAGGACATTTAGCAGATGGTTTAGAAGCGAGTGAACCCAGAGGAGAAGACGGAAATGAACAGACTTAAGCAGTTACGAAAACAAAAAAAGCTAACTCAAGAAGAACTAGCTAATATGGTTGGTGTCACAAAGAGAACGATTATCCACTGGGAAAAATACGGTTTTAGTAGCGCAGATAAGCTCCAAAAGTTAGCTGATTGTTTCGATGTGTCAATTTCTTACTTGCTAGATTCTGACACCGATAACACGTTCTCAGAGCTAATCACCAAGGTTAACGAGTGGGCTACTAGTCATGGACTGGACAAGAGCAATCCCAAAACTCAATGGATGAAGGTAACGGAAGAAGTGGGCGAGATTAGAGATGTTTTTCTAAAGCCGCACGATTTGGTTGACCCAGAATGGTCGTTGAAAGATGCCATAGGAGACTCTATCGTGACGTTAGTAGTTTTATGCTTGCAACTCGGTTACGACGTGGAAGAGTGCCTCACAATTGCATATAACGATATCAAAGATAGAAAAGGGGTAATGATTGATGACAACTTTGTCAAAAAAACCGAAAAGAGATAACCAGTTGGGGATTGCAACGGCTCTACTACTAATTTCACTAGCCATTAACGTTGGTACAGTTATCAGCGTAGTTAACAGACCAGTAGAAGCCATTGTGGTGCATAAGGCTGACAATGCCACTGTATTGCATGGGAAGGTTACTGGCAAGGAAATGGTCGGAAAACTCTACACGCTTGATTGTGGGCCGTATGGTAAGTTCCTGGTAAGCAAGGAGCAGTACGATGCGGTGGACGTCGGTGATGATATCCCTAGCTATTTGAAAGGGAGAGGCTCATGAGCGTGAAATACAAATATTCTGGGCTGACACCAGAGCTCTATCAGAGACTGGTCGATGAACATGCGGCACTGAGGAAAACGCACAAGAAAGGCTCTTATAAGCAATTTTTCCAAGATGTGAAACAATGCACGGAACCACAAGCTCGCATTATATACCAAGCGTTTAATAGTGCAGTCGTTGAGCGTGCGAGGATATCGCCAGTGACTGTTGACAGGTTAGAAGGCATCATTTCTGATGACTTATTCGACGATCTTCAAGACTATCTGTCTATACATTACACAAGGGGTAAAACCACGCGCCCATTTTTGGATAAAACGAACGCAGGACTGCCAGAGGACTTGTTTAAGCGATTCCGTGAGGAAGTGGAAGAACTACGCAAGGAACACCATAACAATCTAAATAACTATATTAGAGAGGTTAAAGGGTGCGATAAGAAAACAGCTGACAAAACCCAAAACGCCCTCAATTGTTGCTATGTGGAGAAAGCCGCCCTAACACCTTTGAAGGCTATTCAAATGGAAGGGATGCTGTCAAGAGGGCTATTCAGCGAGATTATTGATTATGTCTTCAATAACTACGAATGGAGCGAGAGATTGGACGATGAAGTTGACCGCATTATGCTTGAATATCGCACCAAAGGCAAGACAGGCATGGATAAAATCGCTGTCAGAAAAGCCTTATATAAAGCCTACGCTCTAGGTGTGTAGCTAGTGAGGGTTCGACTCCCTCGCTGGCTATTACCAGTCAATCTATATACGGAAAAGAGGAGCCTTTTGATTTCTTTTCATTCAAATCAGCAGAAGCGTGACTGGTCGTGGATGCACCAAAATCCAGTAAATAATAAGTTATAGAATCGAGGAATCCTTTTTTATTTTCACCCTAGCCTTGCATTACTGGTGGCATGGCTAAATCTAATGTATGGGAGGTGGTATATTCTCCGCTCTTTATTCTTGTTTATCTATGCGGATATTAATTAATACAAAAAAGACCCAGACTAATGCCTAGGACTGTTCAAACGCTAATAACAATATTATACCATAAAGGAAAACGGATTTATGAGAACAGTGGAACGGCTGCAAAAAATCAAGGCGCTTGATAGATACATTGACAGTCAGACAGAACAGATTAAACGACTGGAATCACAAGCGCTGAAAGTAACTGCTGGTGCTATGCAGACTGACATGGTACAAGGTGGGAAGAGAAAAGCTAAAGATGACCTGTACACCGAATTGATAACGGAAAAAGAAGAGCTGAAACAATTCGTTGCGGAAGCTATCAAACAACGTCGAGAGTTTCGCAGACAGGTAGCAAACGTGGGGGACATAGATGCTAGATCCCTACTGCAAATGGTATATATAGACCAGCTAGATATCTGGCAGATATGTGACCGCATGGGCTTTAGTAAGGCTACCTACTATGTCAAACTTAGACAGGCTGAGAAGTATTTGGATTGATTCATAGTGGTATATACCAATCCATACTCCATCATACTACGAACGTGGTAGTATAGTATTATCGAATCAGAAGGACACAGCAGTGTTCTTCTTTTAGTTTATCTGAAAGGAGGTATGCCAATGCCAATGGTCAGACGATGCAAGGCAGAGGGGTGCCATGCCTTAGCAGAGAGACCAGCACGCTACTGCACTACTCACCATAGTATGGAAGCAGCATACATAGCAGAGCGAGAGAGATACTCACGCACAAGATACAACAAGCGAGTAAGAAACAGAGATGATGAGAGCAAGGAACGGTATGCGTTCTATCGCTCGAAGGTGTGGAGTTCTATTCGTAAGATAGCATTGCAACGTGACAACTATCTATGTCAGTACTGTCTAGCGTTGGGTGTGACCACACCAGACGCTCGTATAGGCGACCACGTTACACCCGTTGAAATTGCACCCGAACTTAGGACGGAAGTTTCCAACGTGGTAGCAACGTGTAGAAGCTGCGATAATACCAAACGTACCTTGGAGCAAGAAATCTATGGTACTGGTCAAAGCAGAACGAAACAGAACACTGAGCTACGACTTTCCGTGGCATCGTGGGCCGATTTAATAGCCCGCAAAAAAAGAGGACGTCGTTAAACCCCTCTAATAAGCCCATAGCACGATTTTATAATAAGGGTGGTATTAATACCCTCGGAACGATTTAAAATTGATCCCCGCCCCCTTCTCGTGCCAAGGAGAGCCACGACAAGGTGTTCTTTTATGTCGGACACCAATTTTTCAGATTTTTAAAGAGTGTCAAAATGAACTAGAAGGAGGCGAGGTGCACTTGGTTAAAAATCCGTTTTATAAACAAAACAAAGGGCGTTTACCAAGTGACCCACCAAACTACTTAGGGCAAGTAGCTAGGGAGGTTTGGCGCAAAGTCGTTCCGTTTTTAGAAGGAACAGGCAAGGTCGAGCGCATAGATACATTCTTGGTAGAATCCTACTGCACTAACTACGAAATCTACAAGCTGGCTTACGAAGATATCAAGCTAAACGGCATCCAGCAGGAAATTAAGAAGCCTATTCAGTCGCAGGGGAGCGGTAGGGTTTTAGGCGAGCAGTCACTTGGCTTTAAAAAGAACCCAGCGGTTGCCACAATGAAAGATGCAACAACTACGCTGAATCAGATAGCCATGCAACTAGGTCTTACGCCGAAAGGTCGGGCAGAGTTGCTGACGATTGCTGATAGTAGCAAACCAGAGAAATCAACTACTGAAATGATGCAGGAATTTTTAAATAATTAAAAAGATGAGGAATTTATTTCCCCATCTCTTTTATTTTTTTTATTAGAAAGGGGGTGATTTTAAAAGTGGAAACCAAACAAGTAACGAATAAAACAATAGCAAAGATATATCAAGATAGCGACTTTTCGAAAGTTAGAGAAAAATACAAAGACCCAGGGACTAAATACGCTTTTTCTGTTATGGATGGAAAAATACAAGCTGGTTACATGATAAAGCTTGCTTGCTTAAGGCACTTGCGAGATTTAAAACATCAATGGGAATCTGATTTCCCTTATCACTACGACTTGGCTGAAGCTGGGAAAGTGCTTAAGTTTGCTAAAATTTGCCCAAACGTTGACACGGGACAGCCAACGGCACTTATGCCGTGGCAAGAATTCCTACTCAGTCAGTGTTTTGGCTGGCGTAACGAAAACGGTGGGAAACGCTTCTCGCAGGTTATTGTATCTGTTGGTCGCAGTCAAGGAAAAACATACATTCAGGCTATTTCCATGTGTTTCTCTTACCTTTTTGAAGGACTTGGGCTATCTAACCAAGATTATCTGGTAAGCTCAATCAACTTTAAACAGACAATGAAGCTGATGGGCTATATCAAGAATATGCTCAAACAGATAATCACTAAAGAGCCTTTTAAATCGCTTGCTGAAGAGTTGGACTTGTCTATTCAATCAGAACAAGTCATCACGAGAGCTAATAACAATGTTTTGAGGGCTATATCTTCAGAAAGCGGTAACTATGATGGATTCCACTTTACTTGACCAATGCGATTATGGATGAGTCGGGTGATTTGAAAGACCGAACAAGCATTTCTAAAATCGTTTCTGGACAGGTTAAAATACCAAACCGCCAATTCATTCAGATTTCAACAGCTTACCCTAACCCCACTTCGCCATTAAGACAAGACGAACGGACGATGCAAAGTATTATGGAGCGTGATGATAGGGCTGGTGATACTCAATTGTGCCTAGTTTGGTCGCAAGATAGCATAGATGAGATTTATATGCCTGAAACATGGAGCAAGTCAAACCCGTTACTAGACCTTGAAAGCGAACACGATACGCTGTTGAAAGGGCTTATGGATAAGCGAGATGCAGACTTGCTTTCTGGCAATATAAACGATTTTCTAATCAAGAATATGAATCTTTGGGGCGAGCAAGACGAAAACAGCTTCTTAAAATTGGAAGATATCGACCGCTCAGTCATTTCTGATTTTGATATACGTGGCAGGCGTGTATATGTTGGATTTGACGCATCAATGTTCAGTGATAACACCGCAGTTGGTTTCGTCTACCCTTATTTAGGGGCAGATGGCAGTCAAAAGTGGCATGTAGAACAGCACAGCTTCATTCCTTGGCAACAAGCAGGAAGCATTGAAGCCAAAGAAAAACAAGACGGCATCAACTATCGTGAGCTTGAGAAAAAAGGCTTTTGTACAATTACAAGCCATCCGCAAGGGCTTATCAATCAGGAGGAAGTGTATCGTTGGTTTTGTGAATATGTAGAAGACAATCAGCTTGATGTTTTGTTTTTTGGATACGATGCTATGATGGTCGATAAAATAATAAAAAGCCTTGAAATGAATACCAGCTTTCCGCTCTTGCCGATAAGACAGCGTACTAGCGAATTGAAAGACCCAACAAAATTCCTTCAAACGCTCTTTATCGAAGGTAATATCACCCGCTTGGATGATGAGATTATGCGTAAAGCCTTGATAAATGCGGTAATCAAGGAAGATAACATCGGTATTCAAGTCGACAAAATGAAATCGACCTATAAGATTGACGTTGTGGACGCTCTAATCGATGCGTTCTATGATGGCATGTACGCTTTTGAAGACTACGCTATTACCAACAACCCAACGTGGAAGGTCGAACACATGAGTCAAGAAGCTGTTCTAAACTGGCTAAAAAACCCAGATAGTGGGCTACTAGAGGAGTATTAATACATGATTTTGAAGTTTTTTAAAGCGATTTGGGCTATTTTTGACATTTTGATGTTCATTTTAGCTGCAATTTCGCTCAATCTGACCACTTATAACCTCGGTTACGTGTGGTTTGGTGTCAGCATGACCATTACATTCGTACTAGCAGGTTTAATTAGTGAGCTAGCCGCTAAGAAAGGCTAGAAAGGAGGTGATAATAATTGCCAATATTTAATTTAGCAACCGAAAGCCCACCGAGCAATCAAGGGGGCTTTTTTGATATCACTGATCCAGAGTTTTTAGCTACCTTGAATGGTAGTGAGTGGGTTTCAGCCGAAACCGCTCTAAAAAACTCGGACCTATTCTCTATTATCAGCCAGTTATCTAACGACCTTGCAACCGCTAAACTTACAACCAGCCGAAAACAAATGCAAGGCATCGTAGATAACCCGTCAAACAATGCTAACCGTTTTAACTTTTACCAGTCTATTTTCGCTCAAATGCTATTGGGTGGTGAAGCCTTTGCGTATCGGTGGCGTAATGATAACGGGCGTGATATGAAGTGGGAGTATTTAAGACCATCCCAAGTCTCTTTCAACCGATTGGATAATCAGAATGGTCTCTATTACAACATCACATTCGATGACCCACGCATCCCACCAAAACAGCACGTTCCACAAAGCGACATCTTACATTTTAGACTGCTATCCGTGGACGGTGGCTTGACAAGCGTTAGTCCGTTGATGGCTCTTGGTAGAGAACTGGATATTCAAAGGGCTAGTGATAAGCTAACGCTTAATTCTCTTAAGAATGCCCTCAATGCCAATGGTATTTTGAAGATTAAGGGCGGTGGTTTGCTCGATTTCAAAACCAAGGTCTCACGTTCTCGACAAGCAATGAAACAAATGCAAGGCGGTCCGTTGGTATTGGATGATTTAGAGGACTTCACACCTCTTGAAATTAAGTCCAATGTGGCCCAACTACTTAAGCAAGCAGACTGGACGACCGGACAATTTGCCAAAGTCTACGGTATCCCAGAAAACGTAGTCGGTGGACAAGGTGACCAACAATCATCACTAGAAATGAGTTCTAATGTGTATTCTAAAGCAGTCGCACGTTACTTAAGACCATTTCTCAGTGAACTGTCTCAAAAACTTTCGTGTGATGTTGATGCGGATATTTTCCCAGCGGTTGACCCGACTGGTGCTAACTATATCAGCCGTATCAATAGCATGGTTAAAAGTGGCACACTCGCACAGAACCAAGGCTTGTACATTTTGCAACAAGCTGAAATTCTACCTAAAGAGTTGCCAGAGGGTAAAAACCCTAACCGAACCACATTGAAAGGAGGTGAGACAAATGGGCAAGATTGACATTAAAGGCGATATTGTAAGTGATGATGCTGGTGCTTTCTACGAGTATTTTGGCATGTCTAGTACCTATCCTAAACTGGTACAAGATGCCATTGCTAACGATGAAGATGAAGAAATCACGCTTAATATAGCGTCAAATGGTGGTGATGTGTTTGCAGCTAGCGAAATCTATACGATGCTTAAATCAAGTGGCAAGCGTATTGTGGTCAATGTGCAGGGCCTTGCGGCTAGTGCTGCGAGTGTCATTTCTATGGCTGGCGATACTGTTCGTATCAGTCCAACGGCGCATATCATGATTCACAAAGCGTCTACTGGTATTGTCGGTAATAGCGATGACCTAGAGCATCAATCAGCGGTATTGAATAGTATTGATGAATCTATTGCTTTGGCTTATGAAATGAAAACTGGTCTTAAACAACCAGAGTTACTTAATCTCATGGCTAAAGAGACATGGCTTAATGCTAAAACTGCCGTTGATAAAGGCTTTGCGGATGAAATCATGTTCTTCGATAATGACGAAGAAGAAATCATGGTTACCAATGCCGTACATCAACTACCAAGCAAATCAGCAATCACTAAATTTAAGAATATGATTGCTACCCCTAAAACCAATTCATTGCGTGAGCAGAAATTGGCGATTTTACTTAAAAAATGAAAGGAAGATGATTGATGAAAACATCAAACGAATTGCATGACCTTTGGGTTGCACAAGGCGACAAGGTCGAAAACTTGAATGAAAAACTTAACGTAGCTATGCTTGACGATTCAGTAACCGCTGAAGAATTGCAAGCAATCAAAAATGAACGTGACACTGCCAAAATGAAACGTGACATGTTCAAAGAACAGTACACAGAAGCTCGTGCTAGTGAAGTTGCAAACATGTCTGAAGAAGACAAGAAACCATTGACTGAGAACGAAGAAGAAGTTAAAGCTAACTTTGTTAAAGACTTTAAAAACCTCGTTCGTGGTCGTTACCAAAACTTGCTTGATTCTAAAACAGACGGCACTGGTGCTGATGCTGGCTTGACTATCCCTCAAGATATCCGTACAGCTATCAATACATTGGTCCGTCAATATGATTCATTGCAAGAGTACGTTAACGTGGAAAACGTAACTACTCTTACTGGTTCTCGTGTTTACGAAAAATGGGCTGATATTATCGGTCTTAATAAAATTGATGATGAAGCTGGTCAAATCGGTCAAAACGATGATCCAAAACTTTCTCTTATCCGCTACGCTATCAAACGCTATGCTGGTATCTCAACAGTAACTAACAGCTTGCTTGCTGATTCTGCTGAAAATATCCTTGCTTGGTTGTCTGGTTGGATTGCAAAGAAAGTCGTTGTAACTCGTAACAAAGCTATCTTGGAAGTTGTCGCAACACTTCCAACTAAACCAACATTGGCTAAATGGGATGACATCATTGATCTTGAAGCTAAAGTTGACCCAGCTATCAAACAAACATCATTCTTCTTGACTAACACTTCTGGCTTCACTGCCCTTAAGAAAGTTAAGAATGCAATGGGTGACTACCTCATGGAACGTGATGTGAAATCACCAACTGGCTACTCAATCGATGGTTTTGCAGTCAAAGAAGTATCTGATCGCTGGCTTGCTAACGGCACTGGTGGAGCTATGCCACTCTACTTTGGTGATTTGAAACAAGCAGTAACACTCTTTGACCGTCAACACTTGGCACTACTTTCTACAAACATCGGTGGTGGTGCGTTCGAAACTGACACTACTAAAGTACGTGTTATTGACCGTTTCGATGTTGTAAAAACTGATGAAGAAGCATTTGTGCCAGCGTCATTCAAAGCAATCGCTGACCAAAAAGCTAATCTCACTCCAGGAGCTTAATTTAGGAGGTAAGTAATGAGTGTATCTAAGGAAACTATCATGCAGACTCTTAATCTGGATGAGACAGACGACACTGCACTCATTCCAGCTTACATTGAATCGGCTCAACAGTACATTATCAACGCCGTGGGTAGCGATAAGAAATTCTACGACCTTGAGAGTGTGGAATCTCTATATGACACGGCTGTAATAGCCCTCACAAGCTCATATTTCACCTATAGAGTGGCTTTAACAGACACGGTGACTTATCCTGTCAATCTCACATTGAATAGCATAATCGGGCAATTAAGGGGCTTATACGCAACGTATACGGAGGGAAAAGATGGCTAAAGTTAGATACTTACCCTCAGACTTTCGTTTCAAGGCTGATTTTGGCACATACCAAAGCACCCCTAACAAGTTTACGGGTGTGAGCGTGCCAAAATTCGTGAAACAGTTTACGTTGCACTACAAACCCCACACCCGCACACTCAATCAAGAGTATTTAGCCCAACAGAATGGCGAAAGCGATACACGAGTGATTGTTATCCGCCATAATGCGAAAGTGATTGAAGGTCAAGTGGCTGTCCTGAATGGCACTCAGTATGATATTGTGCGTGTGAGTCCAAACGAAAACTTTGGGCTTAACCGCTACGACTTTCTGACTTTGAGAAAGCACAAGAAAGTTGGGTGATAGCTTATGGTAGGGCTTGATGAGGCACTAGAGGGCTGGCTTGAAACGGTAGCCAGTATCGGCGATATCACACCAGCGGAACAAGCTAAAATCACTACCGCCGGTGCGAAAGTGTTTCAAAAGGAGTTGGAAGATGTAACTCGTGAGAAACACTACTCAAATAAGAAACATTTGAAGTATGGGCACATGGCTGACGGCTTATCTGTCCAGTCCACTAATGCGGATGGCAGAAAGAACGGTGTGGCAACCGTAGGATGGAAGAATAACTACCACGCCCAAAATGCCAGACGATTAAACGACGGTACGAAAAAATATCGTGCTGATCATTTCGTTACCAATGTCCAAAACGATAGCGCTGTTCAAAGGAAAGTGCTATTAGCAGAAAAAGAGGAATATGAAAAACTGATTCGAAGAAAAGGAGGAAAGTGATTAAGTGCTAGCAACCGTAAAACTTAAAGAGCTAATTGACGGCAAAGAATTTGGTGAAATAAGCGAAGTGTTTGCAAACAACTTGCCTAAAGAGCTCGAAGAAAATACCGATAAGACAATCGTTTTGCTCACTGAAAGCAATCCATCCCTTGATTTGAGTGGGAATAATACCTTTTTCGGAAAAACAGACAGAGTAGAGGTGCAGATTTTTTACAAGGCTGATATTGATTTTGATATCGAAGCCTTTGAAATGGAATTGCTGAAATTCCTAAAATCTGAACACTACTCGATAACAGATATGAGAGAACATAGTATAGACCCCGATACATTACAGATTACGGCGGTCTTTTTTGTTGCTCTCGACAAGATAATTTAACAAAGGAGAAATTACTATATGGCAATTGTAGGTTTGAAAATGGTTCGCCTTGCATTGGTTGACCCTAAAACCCAAAAACTTATCAAAGGCAACGATGGTCTTTCAGCAGAAGGTGTTATCGAAGTCGATTCAACTATGCTTGGTACTCGTACCGCTAACATCTCTAACTTGGAAGGCCAAGCGACTAAGATTCCAGGGAACAACTCAGTGCAAGACGTAATGATTGCGCCTGGTTCACCAACGGTAGCGTTCGACTTCAATAACCTTGACTTTGAAATTAAGCAAAAAATGCTTGGTTTCAAACCAGACGGCAAGGGTGGTTATGTAATGGATGGTGAAAAACCACACACAGCGGTATTGATTGAATCTGAAACACTTGACCGCAAACACTCAGTGTTCTTTGGTTTTGCTAACGGTATCATGCAAGAATCAACTCAAAACGTTGCAACAGATACCGATACTGCCCAAACTCGTCAAGATGATAACATGACATTCAACGCCTTGTCAGCGACTGCGTTCGGCGGTGAGCCTTACAAAAAATACTACACTGGTGCATCTAACTACGATAAAGCTAACATGTTCAAAGAAGTGTTCGGTGGATATGCCCTTCCTGCTGCATCAAATAGCATTTAATAATTCGCAAGAGGTCGGGCTCATGGCCTGACCTCTATTTTTTGTTAAAGGAGTAAAGATAAATGGAAATCAAAACTATTCAAATCCCAGAAATCAGTAAAAAAGCCTTCAAAGTCACTACAAGCAACCGTAATGTATTGCGTATGCATGAGTACCAACTTGCCGTGCTTAAAATCAGCGACACCGTTGAAGAAGGCGACACGCAAGAGCAAGCACAAGCGAGCTTCACAATCCTCAAAGAAATGCTTGGTTTTATCCGTGCTATCCTCAATTTGGATGATGAAGCCTATGACAAATTGCTTGATTTGGATAATGTTCGCACACAAGAAATTTCTGAAAAATTGGTAGGTTACATGTACGGATTGACAGACGAACAACTTGAAAACGCTGCTGGTGACATTGACCCAAAAGACTGAAATCTAAAGGCGAACAGATTTTTGATTTAGAAAATCGCATTGAAGATTTGAAAATCATTGCTAAAAAATCAATCCAAGGCTTTGGGTGGACGCTAGATCAGTATTATGACACTGACTATTACGAGCTAATGAAAATCTTAAATGCCAAAGAGGAAGAAGATAGAATGGTTGACCCAACATCTTTACTCTAATTTTTAAGGAAAGGAGGAAAATACATACATGGCAAAAGTACAAGCTACCATGTCCACCGAAATCGCCTTGGACACGCTTCAAGCGGCTAACTCGATTAAACGACTAACTCAGTTAGTTAATAGCTCTACAAATGCATGGAAGGCACAAGAGAGCCAAATGCGTAGTGCTGGTGACTATTTGGGGGCAGCACAAGCTAAGTATGATGGTTTGGGTAATGCTATTCAAAACCAACAACATAAGATTGAGAAACTGAAACAAGAACAGTCTCAGCTTAAAGGAAGTACCGCTGAAACCGCTGAACAGTACCTTAAGTATCAGCAACAGATCGACCAAGCGACAACACGTTTGGCATCGTTGGAAAATCAACAACGGCAAGCTAAGAATAGCCTTGATTATCATAGGTCTGGGCTTGCTGAATTGCAAAAAGAGTACAAGCTACAAAATGAGTCGTCTGAAGCCTACGTCAAACGTTTGAAAGCCGAAGGCAAAGAGGATGAAGCGAGACAAGAACAACTTAAGCAATACAAAGGTTCTATCACTAACTTAAACAAGCAGTACGAGACCCAAAAAGAAATGCTTGAGCGTGTCGCTAAACAGTCCGGAAGAACAAGCGATGAATATCGTAAACAAAAACAACGTTTGGATGAAACGGCTACTAGTCTTGCACACACTCGCAATGCTGCTGATAAGCTGAACGATGAAATCGAACAAAGTCAACGTTCTAGCACGTTCATTGGTCGCTTGAAAGATAGCTTCAAACGTTTGGGTAGTGAAGTCAGTGAGACTGAAACGAAAACCTCACGCTTAAAAGGTATCTTCGGGGCTACGTTTGCAGCTAACTTGATCAGCAACGGTTTCCAAAACGCATTGGGAGCTATTAAGGGTAAATTTGACGAAATCGCACAATCCAGTGCCGAATACGTCAAATACCAACAAACCATGAATGCCACTTGGTTAACTCTTACTGGTAACGCTGAAGAAGGTAAGAAAATGGTCGATATGACCAACCAAATGGCGCAAGCTGCTGCTAACTCAACCGAAATGGTTGACGGCATGAACCAAAAATTTTATGCCGTAACTCACAACACAGAATTAACCAAGCAGCAAACGCAAGCCATTTTGACTTTGCAAGATGCGTTTGGTCAAACCGATGCAGCCGTTGAGAATTTCGCTACTCAGTGGGCGCAAATGATTGCCAATGGTAAGGTCCAAGGGCAAGACATGATGTCAATCATCAACGTCTTCCCAGAGATGAAAAACCAACTTAAAGAGGTGGCAGCGCAAGAACTTGGGATTACTGACATGACCCAAGAGAAATATGCAGAGCTTCAAAAAGATGGTAAGATTACCGCTGAGATGGCACAAAAAGCCTTGTTTGAGTTGCAAGACAAGTACAAGGATGCGACGGCTAACTTCTCAACTACTATCGGTGGTCTTGAAAGAACTATCCAGTCTCGTATGCCGGCGGTAGTAGCTGCTTTCCGTGACCCAATCGACAAAATGAAAAACCCATTCTTACAACAGATTGGGAACTGGGTTGCTGATCCTAACACTGAAACTAAATTTAAAGATTTAGGGGAGCATGTTTCCAAAGGTCTAGGCACTATCATGGATGCCTTTTCTAAGGTCTTTAATTTAGGTAGTGGAACCGATAAACTCAATGGCTTCATGGACGGTCTCAATAAGTTTGTCGATAATCTGAGTAAGAGCATTGCTAACAACGCCCCTAAAATTGTAGCTTTCTTCAAGGAAACCAAAGACAGTTTAGGTGCAGTCTTTAGCATTGCTAAAGACTTTGCCGGTGGTGTTTGGGAAACCGCAGTGGGCATGATTAAGGGTGTCGCTGGAGCACTCGACCTCATGACTGGTAACGGTAAGAAAGCCAAAACACCAGTAACATCACTGTCCAAGGCTTTAGGTGGCATTGCCGAACATAAGACGGCTATCAAAACAGTCGGCTCTTTGTTTGCTGCTTATTTCGTGGGTTCTAAAGTAGCGTCTGGAGTGATGAATGTTGCGAAAGCTATTAACGTGATGAAAAATTCAACGATAGCCGCGACTGTTGCTCAAAAAGCTATGGCTGCTGCTCAAAAAGTTGCGACTGGTGTTCAATGGGCATTGAACACAGCAATGGCTTCTAATCCTATCGGCTTGATTGCGGTAGCGGTGGCCGTTGCGGTAACTGCCCTAGTGTTGCTTTACAAACACAATAAGAAATTCAAAGCCTTTGTAGACGGCATGTTTTCTGCTGCTAAAAAAGCCTTTGACAAAATCTTCAAAGTGACCAAAGAAATCTTTGGCAAAATCATTGATTTCTTCAAAAAGGACTGGAAACAAGTCCTTTTATTTATTGCCAATCCGATTGCTGGGGCGTTTGCTTTAATTTATAAGCACAATGCGAAATTCAAGAAATTCGTTGATGGTATCGTTAAGAGTATCAAGGACGGTTTTTCTGGTGCTGGTAAATGGCTTGGTAAAACATGGGATGGCATGAAGAAAACCTGGACGGGTGCGATGGATTCAATGGCCAAAAGCACCAAAAAAGGCTTCGAACAAACTAAGAACTACTTCACTGGTGGCGAAAAAGGTATCAAAGCCTTCACAAACACCGCTAAGAAGTTGCTTGTTATCTCTAATCCAGTGGTTGCTGGGTTTAAGTTGATGTATGAGCATAACAAGCCATTTAAGAAGTTTGTTGATAGCACGGTTGACCATGTTAAAGATATGGCGAAAGGCATTGCAAAACACATGACCAACCTAAAGAAAGACTGGTCTGATAAGTGGGACAACGTCAAGAAATTTGCATCTAAAACATGGGAAGGTATCAAGGGTAACGCTACTGAAGCCATGACCGCCCTTGGTAAAGATATCGACAAGCATCACAAAGGTATCAATAAGAATTGGTTTGACGGTTGGGAGAACTCTAAAAAATTCCTCTCTAAAAAATGGGATGAAATCGGAGCGTTAACACAAGAGAAATTTGGCGTTAACATCACCAAACTGATTACCGATGCATTGACCAACATCGCTAAATTCTTCAAGGATACGTGGGATAACGTTAAAAAAGGTTTTGGCGAAATGTGGGACGGCATGAAGAAACTTGCCGGTGATGGTATCAATGCTGTCATTGCACTCCCAAACGCTGGGATTGACGGTATCAACAAACTGATTTCTGACTTTGGTGGTAGTAAAGAAGCTATCTCTAAAATTCCGAAAGTCAAGTTTGCTGGTGGTACTGGTATGTTTAGCTCATACCGAAACCCAATCACTAAGCCTACGCTTGCTACGCTAAACGATGGCTACGATAGCCCAGAAACCAACAATCAAGAAATGGTAATCTTGCCTAATGGTAAGTCATTCTTGCCACAGGGCAGAAACGTTGAATACCTCTTGCCAGCTGGTTCGGAAGTCATTAATGCTAGTGAATTGGCTATGCTCATGGGTGTTGAGCGTGGAGCGTTTGCCAAAGGTACTGGTTTCTGGTCTAAAATCTGGGATACGGCTACTAACGTGGCTGGCTCAGTGTGGGATACTATGAAGAACGGTGTTGACAAATTCATGAAGATGATCGAATTTGTGACCGATGTTGTCAAAGACCCAGTCGGATCATTAGCTAAGAAATTCAGCCCTAACGCTGATAAGTTAGCCGGTATGTTTAACCCATTAGGTAACGCTCTTTACAAGAAACCAGTTGAAGAAGCTAAGAATTGGTGGAAAGAGCTTTGGTCTATGGCTAATGCCTCAATGGACGAAGGCACAGTGGCGATGGGTGCTAAAGGTGATGACTACCGCTTCAAAGACAAGGCAAAAGATGCTGGAGCTGACCCATGGGGGTACTTCTATCGTGAGTGCGTGTCCTTCGTTGCCAGTCGTTTGGCAAACCTCGGTGTTAATTCAAGCTTGTTTAGCTATCTCGGTAATGGTAATCAGTGGATTTCAGCTAAAGTGCCACACTTAAGCAGACCGAAACCGGGCACAGTAGCCGTCTATACTGGCGGACCTATTTCAAGCAACCACGTTGACTTTGTAACGGCAGTACATGGCGATACTTATGACGGTGAAGAATACAACTACGGTGGTAATGGTCAGTATCACCAATACGCCGGCCGTCATATTTCAAACGCTGCTACCTTCCTAGATTTCGGTGTTCGAGATAGTGGAAGTAGTAGTGGTGACGATAGCAAACCGTTGAAAGACCGGAACAACCCACTTCAAACGTTGATTAAACGACAAGTTGGTGGCATGTTCGAATGGATTAAGAAAACCCTTGGTCCGTTGTTAAGCCCTCCGGGTGGTGGTGAAGACGGGCCACAAGGTTCTGGAGTTGAAAGATGGCGTAGCTCTGTCGTCAGAGCATTGGAAGCTAACGGTATCGAAGCTAACAGTTTCCGTGTATCTAAGATTTTGGCAACCATTCAGCGTGAATCTGGTGGTAACCCGAATGTTCAAAACAACTGGGATAGTAACGCAAGAGCTGGGACGCCGTCCATTGGTTTGATGCAAACTATCCAACCAACATTTGATGCTTACAAACACGCTGGGCACAACAATATCCGAAACGGTTATGACAACTTGCTTGCTGCAATCAACTACATCAAGCATCGCTATGGTACATCGGATGCAGCCTTTAACCGTGTCGCAGCCTACGGCTACGCTAACGGTGGTCTAGTCCACAAAAACGGTGTTTATGAATTAGCTGAAGGCGATATGCCAGAGTATGTTATTCCAACAGATATCGCCAAACGTGGCAGGGCGTGGCAACTGCTTACTGAAGCAGTGGCACGTTTCGCTGGTGATGCCCCACAAGGCAACCACGATAATACTTCAGACCGTGAGCGTGTTTCTGTTCTCGAAGATAAATTGGATGTCATGATTGGTTTGCTAAGTCAGTTAGTAACCAATGGTTCTAACCCAATTGAGATCAGAAATGTCATTGATGGTAGAAGTGTGTCAAACGGGCTAGCACCCTTTATGACAAAAGCAACAAGCGATTATGAACGCAGACAAGCGTTGTTAGGAGGTAGCATTATTTGATAGGAATGTCAGTCACTTATGACGGTAAAAACTTAACCGAATTATTTAATGAAGGTCAAGGGCGTACCGTTCCAGTGGATGTCACTAAAAACGTGGCATCTAACTTCAATAACAACTATCAAGACCAAGGGCGTAGGCGTTATGGTCAGCAATTCCTATATAGCACCTTGTCAGTTAAGCAGATTCAAGTATCGTTTACCTTGGTCGGTAATTACGACTACTTTAATACCATCGCTGAAACGCTGGGCGGATATCTCAACGCAGACAAGCCTAAACCATTGATTTTCGGTGATGAGCCTAACAAGGTTTGGGAGGCTATCCCGTCTGGTCAAGCGTCGCTTACCGTGGATAAGAACACTGCACCGATTACCGCGACGGTAACGGTTACGTTCGATGTGCCTAAAAGCTACGGCGAGAACAAGGCACAAGCCCTAGTAAGTAGCGATGGTGAAACCAAGTACGGAAGTATTAAAAAAGTCTCTACTGGTCATTACAAGGCTACGTTAAAAAATTTCGGTACGGCTGAAACTTACCCAGATATTAAGCTGAAATTTAACTCAGATAATGGTTGGGTTGGGATTGTTAAATCGTCTAGCGAAAGCTACGAGATTGGCAATCCTAATGAAGCTGACACACAAGATGTTAAGCGTTCGGAAATATTGCTAGATTATCGAGACGAAAACGGGATTCGAAAAGGTTTTTCAAGTGGTTCAAAAAACAACGGTATCTTTAACGACAATAGTGCTGATTTAAACGGAACATTGGGAATTGTTGACGTCTTTAATCGCCCAAATATCGCACTGACTTCAAGAGGAAACGGAAGTAAGTTTCTTCAAGGTGGCTCGATTTCATGGGATATTCCAGTAGATTCAAACGGTGAAAGAGGTTCACTAAATGACTATATTTGGTGGAGACAAGTCTTTTGGTTAGGGCTACCTAGCCAATATGGTTATCTTAAAATTTGTGTTTCCGATGATCAAGGAAGATTTCTTTACGGCGTAGAGTCTAAGAAAAAAGAAAATGGTCTAGGTTGTGATTACAACCTCATGACCACCGATGGCAAAGGTAGTTATCAAATTATTGACAGTAGACATTTTTTGGGGACGCATTTAGACGAACACAACCCGTTTAACGCTCAACGTGGGTGGTCAGATATGGCACGTAGAGACGATGAGTTGATTTTTTATTGGTGGGGCTCTTATTTAAAATACAAAGTACCTATTTTAAAAGGACGCAAATCAGCCAAAGTTAGTATTCTATTGTCTGGTGTTGGTCAAAGCCCACTTGTAACTCACATGTATGTCGATAAATTCTGTTACCGCAAAGATTTTGTCAGTGCTACAGAGGATATCCCTAATCGCTTTGGCAAAGGCTCGGTGTTGGAAGTGGACATGTCAAAAGGCAAAACCTTCGTTGACAACTTGCCAGCATCTAATGAGTTAACTTATCTATCAGAGCCGTTCGGAATTGGCACTGGTGAAACTGAAATCGACATTTACACATCGAGTTGGATAAGAACTGACCCAACTATTGAAATCTCTTGGAAGGAGCGTTTTGTTTAATGCAAATTTGGATTCATGATAAAAACATGCGTAAGGTTTGTGCCCTAAACAATAACGTTCCTGGCATGTTGCCCTATTCTAACAGTCAATGGCACACTTACCTTGAATATTCAACCAGTACATTCGATTTCACGATTCCTAAAATTGTGAATGGTAAAATGCACGAGGATGTAACTTACATCAATGATCAAATGTATGTGTCATTTTTCTACGATAACACCTATCACGTATTCTATGTGTCGCAGTTAGTTGAAAACGATGATAGTTTCCAAGTAACGTGTAATAATACTAACCTTGAGTTTGCAATGGAATCTGCACAGTCTCGCAAGGCAGATAAACCACAGAATATTGCTTGGTATTTAAAGGAGCTAGAATTATTAGGGAATGCCGGTCTTGAAATTGGTATCAATGAAATCGCTGATAAAACAAGAACTATCACGTTTGATTCTCAAAACGGCACTAAATTAGAGCAGCTTCATAGCTTAATGAATCAATTCGATGCAGAATTTGTTTTCCGTACCGAATTAAATCGAGACGGCACTTTGAAAAAGTTTGTCATTGATATCTACCAACAACCAGACGATAACCACCACGGTATCGGTAAGGTTCGAGGGGATGTCATTCTCTACTACCAAAACGGCTTGAAAGGTGTTCAAGTCGCTAGCGACAAGACCCAACTATTTAATGCTGGGTATTTCGTGGGGCAAGAAGGAACTAATCTTGAGAGTGTTGAGTTTGAAGAAAAAAACGAGCGTGGGCAAGTAGAATTTTATTCTAAAAAAGGCAGTCCGATGGTCTATGCACCGCTATCTATGAAAAAATACCCATCCACATTAAAGGATAGCGATACGGATAGATGGACACGTAAGGACTTTGAAACCGAATACAAAGATGTTAATGCGTTAAAAGGGTACGCCATTAGCACGATAAAAAAATACGCTTATCCGCTATTGACCTACACCGTCGATATTCAATCTAGTTTTATTGAGAATTACAAGGATATTAACTTAGGTGATACTGTTAAGATTATTAATAATAATTTTAGAGGTGGGTTAGCTCTTGAGGCTCGTGTGTCTGAAATGGTAATCAGCTTTGATATGCCACTTAATAATTCAGTGGTGTTTACCAATTTCAGAAAGTTGGACAACAAACCATCTGGTAGCTTGCAACAACGCATTGATGAGATTGTTTCTAAATCTCTACCATACCGTGTCGAGATCACGACAACCAACGGAACGGCGTTTAAAAACGGTGTTGGGCGTTCTACTGTTCGACCAGTTTTAAAACAAGGCGATAGAACCGTTAACGCAACGTGGCGTTTCGTAATTGACGGTGTCATAAAATACGTGGGGATGACCTATGACATGGTGGCATCACAGATTACCCAACCAACTGCCTTGACGGTTTCAGCATGGGTTGATAATAAAGAAGTAGCTTCGGAAGAGGTTACTTTTTTAAATGTCTCCGATGGTAGAAACGGAGTTAAGGGAGATAAAGGCGACCCAGGACCAGCCGGACCTAAAGGCGATAAAGGCGACAGAGGATTGTCGGGCGAACGTGGTCTAACTGGTCCTCAAGGTTTGCAAGGTCCGAAGGGTGATCAAGGGATTCCCGGCATTAAAGGTGCTGATGGTAGAACACAGTACACCCACATTGCCTATGCTGACACGGTGTCCGGTAGTGGTTTTAGCCAAACCGACACTAACAAGCCATTTATCGGGATGTATCAAGACTTCAATGCTATCGATAGCCAAAACCCACAAGATTACCGTTGGTCTAAATGGAAAGGCAGCGATGGGCGGGACGGTATACCGGGTAAAGCTGGAGCAGACGGACGAACACCTTACGTCCATTTTGCTTACGCCGATAGCGCTGATGGTCGAACTGGTTTCAGTCTAACGCAAGATGGCACCAAGCGGTATCTGGGTATATGTACTAACTTTGATAAAGCAGATAGCACTAACCCAGTCGACTACTCATGGAATGACACGGCTGGTAGCGTGTCAGTTGGTGGTCGGAATCTCTTAAAAGGTTCGAAGGGGCCTTTTAAACCGGACAAAAAACCAACGAATTTTGATAATAACGTTTTGTACAAAACAGAAACTTCTGTTTACTTAGAGCAAAACCAAAAGTACCTTGTTAGTGCGAAATCGGACGGTAATTTTACCGCTCTGCATAACGGAAATGTTGAGAGTGATAATGTGACACTCTGGTTGATGGATGACAAATACCAAAATTATCAGATTGTATCTGATTTAAAAACGGGTACTACAGGAACGCTAATCACTTGGGTCAAGCCGACAGGAAACTATCATCTACGTGTCAACACATATCACAAAACGGCTAGCAAATCTGTTTGGGAAGTAAAAATCGAAAAAGGGACAGTCAAAACAGATTGGACCCCTGCCATCGAAGATGTACAGGATGACATTGATTCTAAGGCTGACAGTGTATTGACACAAGCCCAACTCAACAAGCTTAATGAAGTTAATTCTGTGGTACAAGCCGAGCTTGAGGCTAAAGCTTCCCTCAATACGCTCAATCAATGGGTGAAGGCATACCAAGACTTTGTTAATGCAAACAATGCCAACCGAACACAAGCTGAGAAGAATTTGGCTGACGCAAGCGCTCGTGTGGCTAAGCTAGAGAACAATCTGAGCGATATGTCGGAGCGTTGGAACTTTATTGACAGCTACATGACTTCATCGAACGAAGGGCTTGTTATCGGTAAAACCGACAACTCCAGCTCTATGCTATTCAGCCCAAACGGTCGTATTTCGATGTTCTCAGCTGGTAACGAAGTGATGTATATTTCACAAGGTGTGATCCACATCGAAAATGGTATTTTCTCTAAAACTATCCAGATTGGTCGTTTTAGGGAAGAACAGGATTTCATCAATCCAGACCGTAACGTTATTAGATATGTGGGAGGTAAGTAAGATGGCAGAATACTGGTCTAATAATGACCGTGGGTATCGTATCAAACTGACAATTGATGAAGTTGGGACGAGCGTTGAAACGAACAGCAGTTCTGTTCGTATTCGACTGAGTCTTTTTAACACAAACCGCACATTTTCAAGAAGGCAATGTAAGTGGTATGTTGATGCGTTCGGTCAATATATTGGTGATGTTAGCTATTTTGAAGTTTTAAGACAGGACTCAGAATTGCAAATTGTTGATAAAACAATAACGGTCGAACATACAAACGGCAAAATCGTTTTTGGGGCAAAAGCGTATTTCTACGGATACGGGAATGCAGACAGTCCTTACGATTTAAACCTAGGCCCTTACGCTATCACATTAAGCCAGCTAGCGAACGTCAGCCTCTTAACTATGCCTAGCAATATCGTGTTGGGAGATGGCATTAATTTCGCTATCACAAAAAGAGTTTCGTCAGCTAGACACACACTTAGATATTCGTGGTACGGACACGAAGGAAAGTTGGCTGACAATATTGACACATCGTACAAGTGGGTAATTCCAGAAAGTTTTGCTAACGATATTCCTAACAGTGCGTCTGGTTGGGGAACAATTTTTCTAGACACTTATGTTGACGGAAAACTAATCAACACACAATCGAAAACGTTCACTGCTGGATTGTCACTGAATAGGATCAAGCCGTCGTTTTCTAGGATTGCGTTAACCGATGCTAATGCCCTAACAAGAAACATCACTCAATCAGATAGGCACTTTGTTTCCGTGTTATCAAAAATCTATGCACGTTTTGATAATGTTCAAGCGAAGTATGGAGCATCTATCACGGGCTACTTTATGGAAATCGTCGGCAATAATAACACGATTTCTGCACCTAGCGGAACTTTTCGTGAAATATCCGTTAACAAAGATACACAATTCACGTTAAGGGGGTATATTGAAGATAGCCGAGGGATTAGATCTGACCCTTACGAAACGACTATCACCGTTTTAAATTACTTCAGTCCAACATTGAGATTTGAGGTCGTCCGTAGCGGTGCAACTAACAGTACGCTTACCGTTAAGCGTTTTGCTAAAGTAGCGCCACTCACGGTTAACGGCGTACAGAAAAATCCAATGAAATTAACGTTTACTACACGGCAAGTTGATTCTGCTACAGAAACCATTGATAACGGTGGTGCTGGTGGGAATTGGTCACAGATTTCAGAGTTCAACGCATCAAACGCAAATCTCGGTAATTCGTACCCAGCCGATACATCCTATATCGTGGTTGGGAAGCTGGAAGATAAGTTTACTAGCGTATCGTTCCAAGTAACCGTTCCTGGCGATAGGCTTGTGATGTCCTACGATAAAGAGGGTATCGGTATTAATAAATACCGTGAGCGTGGGGCGTTAGATGTCGATGGCTTGATTTATTCAAACCGCAAACAAATTCAACACCACAAACTAACTGAGCCAGACGGTGCTGCTATGGATAGCAAGGTGGATAATCTAAATGATTATAGAACCACTGGTTTTTATTCAATTTTAGGTAACTACCGAAACCATCCCGCATCGGGTGAGGGAGATTTAATGTTCCTCTTAAATT